ACAACAAAACGAACTTGCAAGGTAAATATGGAAGCCGAGAACAATACACGAGTTAGCGTGCATGATGCAGTATGCGCGGAACGATATAAGCGCATCGAGGAATTATTTGCTATTGGTGAAAAACGTATGCAACGAATCGAGTATATGTTGTACGGAATTTTAGCGTTTACGTTCTTTGGCAAAGACACTTTTATGCAACTACTACAAACAGTAATCGTAAAATGATTCCAGAAGGATTCCTGATTGAAAAGCTAGCGCCTGCCTTAGGTGGTTTGTTTGGGGGCTTGTCGCTTGCTATGTTTTGGACTCCTGAAAAGCTACAGGAAAAAGGTAAAGTTGCGTCTGTATTTATTGCAGGTGGGATTAGCGCAATGGCTGGTTTTGCGTTCACGGGGATTGTTGCTGAAAAACTAGGTATTAATCCTGAAAAGTTGGATATGCAGATTGGATTAGCATGGGTACTTGGTCTGTGTAGTGTAGCTGTCATCAATTGGGTGTCTAATTACATGGTGAAGCGCGAACACATGGACATCAAAGAAATTGCTGATGAGATTAAACATAAACCAAAAACAAGAAAATGACATTAACTAATTGGCTTATGTCTATTTTAGTAATGGAGCTAATTGCAGTCTTTGTAGTAGCTTTTTTAGCGTTTACAGGATTCTTTACAGATATGCGGATGCTATCTAAAATTGGCATATTTGTAATGACTATGGGTTTGATGGTGCAGATTATGCGTTCATTACACTATTTTGAGTTTGGCGCGTACCCTACAGATACTTTGTTCCCTTTGTGGATTACCAAGGATATTGGCGCATCTTTAATCATATTCGACTTGGCGTTGCTACATTTTAAGAAAGATAGATAATGTTTGGGATAGATGACATTTTAAGCGTAGGTATGAAACTAGTAGATAAGTTTGTGCCTGATCCGCAAGCCAAACAAGAAGCGCAACTAAAACTATTAGAGATGCAAAAGAATGGTGAGCTAGCGCAGTTGCAAGCCGACATGAACGAACAGCAAGAGTTAACTAAGCGACTGCAAGCTGACATGATGTCAGACTCTTGGATGTCTAAGAACATTCGCCCTATGACGCTTGTATTCATTCTAGTTACGTACACAACCTTTGGCATGATGTCCGCATGGGATATTGAAGTAAATAACAACTATGTGGAATTGCTAGGTCAATGGGGTATGCTTATAATGTCATTCTATTTTGGTGGTCGTACTCTTGAAAAAATTATGGACATGAAAGGTAAAAAATGAACATCTTTAAAAGTAAAACAGTTTGGTTTGCAATTCTAATCGCTGTATTGTCTATCTTACAAGGCTACGTTGGGCTACTTAGCTCGCCAACGCTACAGATGGCAGCAGGCGTATTTATCTCAGTTGGTATTGTAATATTACGATTCTTAACAACACAACCCTTGTCTGCAAAATGATTAGTAATTGGGATAAGTCTTTTGATATGGTCATCGCCCATGAGGGTGGTTTTACAAATGATGAACGTGACCCAGGCAATAAGTTACCAGACGGGCGCAAGGGATGCACCATGTGGGGGTGTACTCAAGCTAATTGGGAGAAGTACATCGGGCATACTGTTACACAAGATGATATGAAAGCATTAAAGAAAGAAGATGTTAAACCGTTATACAAAAGAGATTATTGGGATGCCGTTCGAGGTGATGATTTACCTGCTGGCGTGGATTACGCCGTGTTTGATTTTGCTATTAATGCTGGGCCAGCCGCTGCTCGTAAGATGATACAGAAAGCCCTTGGCGTGACTGCTGACGGCTCTATTGGCCCTGCAACCATGAAAGCAATCCAAGAGGCAGACGGTAAAGACTTGCTAGACAAGTTCAGCAACAGCAAAGAGGCGTTTTACAAGTCGTTGCCGACTTTTCAGACATACGGCAAGGGATGGCTCAAGCGTGTAGCTGACGTGCAAACATCCGCGTCAACTATGTTAGCGTGACTGCTGCCTAGCCATCTCACGCGCTTGCAAGCATAACTCAGCGTATTTCTTAGCGGTATCAGGATGCCATCCGCCCATCAATACGTCACAATTAACTTTTGCTCGATCTTCTCTGCGTGTTAGCTCGGTCATGCCGACCAAGTAAGTGCAAACAATAATCCCAAATAACGCTACTAAAATAACTACGCCATCTGTTTTCATATCACGTCTCCTAGTAATCCTACTGAATAACGGCTTAGTAAACGGAGCTGAAACTTCCGTAAGGCCATATTTTCAATCTCACTAACTCGACTACGGGAAATCCCTAACTCATCTGCAACCTCTTGCTGACTCATATAATTTTCATTGTTCTGTGGTTCAGGTACATAATCGTCGTAGTCGTCGTCCATTAGTAAGCACCTTTCTTCGGTGCGTTAATGGCGTGGCAGCAATATCTTTCGCCCATCTGCTTAATCATCTTCTTAGAATCTTCAACTTGCTTCTGGCGTAATAACTCGCATATCTCAGGGTTAAATCGCCCTGCCCGAATCATTTGCGTAATCATATTCTTGTCGGTATTATTCATAGCTGCTCCTTGTATTGACTTGTCGATAGGCTTGGATAGCCGTTCGCAAGTCTTGTTTTAATAATTCTATCTCATAAGTATCCTCTAAAATCCGAGAATACGCTTCTGTTGCAAATTCAACTAAATTGGCGTGTGACCAAGCGTAGAAATCAGGTTCGGTCATGGCGCGATAGCTTCCTTCATAATCTCAATACGCTCACGGCTTACCCGTAAGGTGTTGTACCTCATGTGCAAGCGTTCCATGATGGATGCTCGCTTGAGGCCACGTCGCTCCTCAATCAACATAATTAATACTTCAGACTCATTGAGCTGATTCAGTACGGCTTGCAGCTTGCGCCAACTTAGCGGTTTCATTTTCGACCTTTCTTTGTAATTCAATAGTTTCAGCAGTAATTTTCTTTAACGATCTAAGCGCAGCGTTGTATTGCCTTGCCCTGATCGTTTCCTCAGCCATTGCCGCCTTCAGCTTGGCTTTGTATTGTAATAACCTTTTCACTTCTCCCTCGCTTTCTGTAGTAATGCTCTAGCAAATTTATACACATCGCAGTATTCATACGCTCGATCTTCAGTAAAAATAAAACTTGCAATTTCTTCTATCTCCTTATCTGATATGTCACGCAACTTATAAAGTGGCGTCAGTTCAAACATGGGGTTTGGCGGCATTTCTTTAAACAACACGCCATTTTCAGACATATACGCTACTGATTCAGTCATGGTTCTTCTCCTTGGTTATTTACTGCAATACGGGCATCTAACCAGTATGGTTAGTATCTTTGACTTACAATGTACGCAAATGTAGCGGGTCATTTCTCCCTCGCTTTCTGTAAAATTTCTCTGATACATTCACGTTGTAACCATCCAAAATTATCAACATCAAAATACTGGTCGTACACTTCTTTGATTTCATCATCAGTTAATTCACGCAATTCAATTTCTTTAGATAGCCGATTAACTTCTAACATCAACCGTGCAATCGTAGCCTCAGCACTCTCTAGCAATTTAATTAACTGTTGTTCGTTCATGTCAGTTCTTCCATAGCTATTTCCGATAACGCTTTTTTATCCTTCAAGGCGCCCAAAATGCGCTCCTCAATCGTTTTCGTTGTGATCAGGATGTAAACCCATACGTCATGCTTTTGACCGCTTCTATGCAGTCTACCGATGGTTTGTTCGTAATACTCTAACGACCACGGCAGAGACACAAACACCATCTTGCATCCGCCATGCTGTAGGTTTAAACCATGCCCTGCCGATAGTGGGTGAATTAACAACAGTTCTATTTCGCCTGCGTTCCAGCGTGCAATTGACTGCGGATCATTGATTGTCTGTGCGTTAGGGTACTTACGCTTGAGTTCTGCCAGCTCCTCAACGTAGTTGTAAACAATAATGGTATTCGCCCGTTGGTTCTCATTCAGCAGCTCATCTAACATATCAAACTTATGGGTGCTAAACCAAATAGGCGTCTGGGTGACGTTCATGCGCCCAGGCGTATTGGACGCTGTTGTTTCGGTACTGTAAACAAACCCTGACGACATCTGTTGTAACTTCTGCGTAACAACGGCTGCGCTAACCGCCGTAATTTTTTCTTTACCAAACTGCACAACAAAATCCTTTTTCATCTTCTCATAATGGCTACGGTCAGCCATATCGCAACGCATCTCAACAACGTGTAGCGGTGGCAACTGATCAGCGTACTCGCCAGCATCTAGCACAAACGTCGCAGGTTTGATCGTGTGCATGACTTCAGGCAGCGCACCTTTGCGTGGCGCCCACTCACCAAAGTCTTTGTTCATTAGGATAAAATACTTTTGCATAAAAGCCCCTTTAGACCGCCCTAACAACTGTTGGTCGATGATTTTACATTGTCCGAACACATCTTCAAGGCCATTACTTGTAAACGATCCTGTCAAACCCCAACGTATTTTGATAGAGTCAATGACTTTATTAAGGGCTTTGAAGCGTGCGCCTGATGGATTTTTTAGCCTAGTCAACTCATCAAACACGATACCGTCGAAGTCCATGTCATCTGGCAACGATTGCAAATTGTCGTAGTTGGTCACAACCACCAAAGCCTTGGACTCAAACGCTTCCTTGCGTTGCTTTGGCGTACCTACTGCCACGGCTAACTTCATAAAAGGCGCCCACTTCGGCTGCTCGACAGGCCACACGTCGGTGCAGACACGCTTCGGTGCGATGACTAGCCACCGCGTTACAACGCCGTTGTACAAACAATCGTACATGGCGCGTAGCGTAATAGCCGTCTTACCTGCGCCAACAGGCGCAAGAATCATAGCACGGTCATGCTCGTACAAAAAATCAGCGGCTATCTCTTGGTAGTCGCGTAACCTTAACCCATTCATCTATCTGCTCCTTAGTCCATAAACAAGCATACTTTTGGGATAGCCCCGTTACTTCTTCCATAAAAAATTTCTGTAGGGCGGACACTTTACCACCCTTTGTTTTCAATTCTACAAACCACGTATCGCCATTAGGCAGACACGCAATCTGATCTGTCACGCCACGTTGGTTAATTGACCTAAACTTATAAGTCTTTCCGCCTATTGACATTACTGCCCACTTAAAATAAGATTCAATTTCTTTTTCATTCATGTAAAAAAGTTTAACACATAATTAAAAATGTATGTATAATAAAATTTCTAAACAAATAAACTAAAGGAAACTAATATGGCTCAACATTCAAATATCGTCGGTGGCTCAACTGCCAAAAGGGTTATGGGTTGCCCTGGCTCTGTAGCGCTATGTGCCAAGATGCCACCAAGACCAAGTAGCGTGTATGCTGACTTAGGTACATTACTTCATACGGCTATCTCACAAGTGCTAGACCAAGGTGTAACGCCTAAGTCTTTGCTAGGTATGAAGTATCAAGACCAAGTGCTGACGCAAGACCACATTGACAACAAATTACACGTTGCTTTAGATTTACTTGGCGAGATAGATCCTAAGTTAGAAATGGAATACGCCGTTGAGACTGAAGTCGGCTTTGGTGATTTCTTACCTGACGTGTTTGGCTCATGTGACTTGCTAGGCCGTATTGGTAATCGGGCTATTGTGCTTGATTGGAAGTTTGGCGATGGTGTAGCAGTCGGCGTAGAGGAAAACGAACAGCTCTTATTCTACGCAGCAGCAGCTATGCGTACTGAATCCGTCAAGTGGGTGTTTGATGGCGCAACAGAAATCGAGTGCGTTATCGTACAACCGCCATCTGTTAAGCGTTGGGTGACAACGGTTGAGCGCGTCAAAATTTTTGAGAATAATTTAGTTGCGTCTGTAAAAGAATCACAAAAGGCAAACGCTGGACTTAGCGTTGGTGATCATTGCCGATGGTGCGCTGCAAAACCAATCTGCCCAAAGATGACGGGTGCAGTTGATCGTGCGCTAAAGGATCAAATTATGAGCCTTGATGCTGATATGATAGGAGGCTACCTCAAGAATTGTGATCTGTTAGAACAATGGATCACCGATCTGCGAGCGTTAGCGCATCAAATGTTAGAAGCCGATAAGCCTGTGCCTGGTTGGAAGTTAGTCAATAAGCGTGCTACACGCCAATGGGCTAATGAAGATCAAGCAACAGATGTGTTAGCAAAAGTAATTCCCGAAGCTGAGTTGTATGTGACTAAACTCATTACACCAGCAGTTGCGGAAAAGGTACTCAAGAAGTTAGGCACTAAACTGCCTGACGACTTAGTAATAGCAGTAAGTAGTGGTAGCACGTTGGCACGGGAAGAAGATCCCCGTCCAGCCGTAGTACAAATCGGGAAGCAACTTGTTGCAGCCCTTTCTAAAATCCAATAGGAACTAAACTAATGTCAAACATAACCACGTTTTCAGCAGCAAATCTACCCTCTGTAACTTCATTATCGACAGCACTCCGTGCTTTAGAAACCGATGTTGGCGCAGCAGGTGTTGTCATCCTCAAGATGGACAAGACAGGTCATTGGGTGTTCGGTGCAGATCAGACCGAAGTCGAAGATGACTCTACATGGGCAGTCAATCCGTTCTCATTCGTGCATGGTTTCATAGCTTGGGGCGACGGTGAGGTTCTCGGTGAAAAAATGGTCAGCGTAAGCCAGCCATTGCCTGAGTTAGATGCAGCGCCCCCAATGGCTCGTAAGGGTTGGGAGACTCAGGTAGGTATGTCTATGAAGTGTTTAAGTGGCGAAGATAAGGGAATGGAAGTACGTTACACCACAACTTCGTTTGGTGGTAAGCGTTCTGTACAAGCCCTTGCAGTTGCCATCGCTACGCAAGTAGATACAGATCCGAAGTTGCCTGTACCGATTGTTAATCTTGAGAAAGAGCATTACAGTCACAAGTCTTATGGTCGCATCTACACACCAATTTTTAAAATTGCTAGTTGGATGAGTATGACTGACGAAGCTGGTACACCAGCAGAAGAAACCGCAGTTGCAGTAGAAACAGAAGCAGCAGCGCCTGTAGCAACAGCGCGTAGACGTCGCAGCTAAAGAAATGGGGCTAGTCTGTGAGTATTCAGTCTAGTACACACAAGTCGAAGAACTAAGAAAACCGACTAGCCCCACCTATAAACTAAACTAAAGTAAACTAAAAATGGACACTAAAATAAGTAAAGCCGCATATAAATTAGCGCATGAATTAGAAGATAGTGGATATGAATCTCACGCAGCTATGATAAAAATTTTATGTCAAGAAATGTCTAAGTTAGATACGTGTTTTCTACGCCTTGGCTCAAGATTTACTATTGCTAAACAAGAAATTAAAAAGTTAAAAACAGAAAATGAAGTTTTAAAAAATCAATTGCTTAGTAAACAATTTTACGAAGTAAACCCAAAGTGACAATTCTATATATTGATTTCGAGACACGCTCACGCTGTGATCTACCCAGCCGTGGCGTCTATAACTACGCAAGGGATGCCAGCACGTCTGTGCTTTGCTTATCTTTTGCGTTTGATGATGAGGAAGTGCAGTCGTGGCTACCTGATCAAGAGTTCCCTTGGCGGATCGTTGACCATATCATTTCAGGTGGTCAAATACGGGCGCATAACGCCGCGTTTGAGCGCTTGATTATGTGGTACGTCTTGTGTCCAGACAAAGGAATCCCAGAACCCAAGCAGGAACAGTTCTATTGTACAGCTACTCAGGCGCGTGCCAACTGTGCGCCAGGTTCGTTGGATGATGTTGGCAGATTCGCAAGCGTGAATATGCGTAAAGACCACCGTGGCAATCAACTGATTCGCTTGTTATCTATCCCCAAAGCAGACGGTACGTTCAATAATGACGTGACGCTCATGGCTGAGATGGTTGCTTACTGCGAGCAGGATGTTCGAGCCATGCGTGCGATTAGTCAGGCCATGCGTCAGTTGTCCGATGATGAGCTGATGGATTATCATGTGAATGAGAAGATTAATGACCGTGGCGTATTGTTAGACAAACCCCTAGCCGAGTCAGCAATCAAGTACGCAAGTGCAGAGTTAATAGAAATAGAGAATTTAGTAGCAGAATTGACAGATGGTGAAATATTAAGCGTGCGGAGTCCACGGATGCGTGAGTGGGTTCTCGCTAGAGTTGGCGATCAAGCCAAGAAGTTAATGGAAAACTATAAAGATGGTGACAAAAAATATTCGATCGATAAAACAGTTCGAGCTAATCTACTTGCTTATTCTGAAGAAAATCCCGATGAAGTACCACCGCAAGTTGCGGATGTTATCCAATGTGCGGACGACCTATGGGCATCGTCTGTTGCGAAATTCAAACGACTAAAGGAGTTAGCAGATGAAGAAGATAACCGAGTTCGTGGAGCATTTGTCTTTGCTGGTGGCGCAGCCACAGGTAGGGCGAGTAGCTATGGCGCCCAAGTTCACAACTTTACCCGAAAGTGTGCCAAAGAACCTGATGCCGTTAGATCCGCTATGGTTAGAGGCCACGCAATTGTCCCTGCCTTTGGACGCCGAATTACCGATGTACTCAAGTCAATGCTCCGACCTGCCCTTATATCCGAACGGGGAAAATCATTAGTCGTTGCCGATTGGGCAGCCGTTGAAGCACGCGTCAACCCGTGGTTGTCTAACTGTTCAGCAGGTGTTAAGAAGTTAGATCTTTTCCGTACTGGTGAGGATGTTTACAAGGTCAACGCTAGCGCTACGTTCCATGTGCCTGTTGATCAGATCACTAGTGAGCAACGGCAGATTGGCAAGGTACAAGAGTTAGCGTGCGGATTCGCAGGCGGCGTGGGAGCGTTTGCTGCAATGGGTAGGGCGTATGGTATTTTGTTACCCGAACCTGAAGCCAAGCGCATGGTTAATGCGTGGCGTCTAGCGAACCCGTGGTCAGTACCGTACTGGCAAGATCTTGAAAATGCGTACACAAGGGCGATGCGTAATAAAGGACATGAGTTTAGCGCAGGCCGTGTAACCTATCTTTTTGATGGGCAACATCTATGGTATGCACTACCGTCTGGTCGTGTGTTATGCTATCCATTCGCCCGATTAGATCAAGATGGAGTCAGTTATGCCAAAGCATCATGGAAGCCAGCAGCCGACGCTAAAGAGTGGCCAAGAGCAAGACTGTGGAAAGGTTTGGCCTGTGAAAACATTACACAAGCAGTCGCCAATGACTTACTGCGACACGCTTTGCGATGCTTGGACGATGTGGTTTTGCACATCCATGATGAAATTGTGGTCGAATCAGCAGAACCAGAAATAGCAGTACAAAAAATGAAAGACGTTATGTGTACCCCACCCGCATGGGCTGAGGGATTACCCTTAGACGTTGAGGCAAGCATCATGACGCGTTACGGCAAGTAAAAAAAATCCCCTAGATGGGCTAGGGGATAATTAATTCACGGAAGGAAACACAAAATGCACAACTTTTTAGAGTTTATCACACAATTAGCTCCCAATGGCGAGACTGCCCTCATTGTGCGCCAAAAGCCACAACTGAAGGACGGTGAGTTGCAACTGCACGCTGACGGCGCTATCAAATGCACATGGCCTGCTTATCTGCCTACGCATAAGATGAAGGACGGTGAGGCGTGGTATATCAATACGGCGTCATTTATCATAGACCGATTCGAAGATGGGCGCATATCAGCGTCTGCAACCAACTGCGAGTTTGTTTTGTTCATGATGTTAGATGACATTGGCACCAAGTCGAAAATACCGCCTCTTGCGCCGACATGGATTCTTGAGACATCGCCTGATAATTTTCAGTACGGCTACGCTTTCTCGGAGCAACCCACCAAGGGTGAGTTTACGGCAGCGGTGAAAGCCATTGCTGCGGCAGGATTTACTGACGCAGGCGCTACCAATGCAGTTCGAAACGTGCGTCTGCCAGACTCGATTAACCTGAAGCCTGGGCGTGATAACTTCAAAGCTAGGCTAGTCGAGTTCCACCCTGAGCGTGACTTTACATTAGACGATATCTGTACGGCGCTCAATGTGACGCCTGCGCCTGCTGATACGAACCATTACGCGCCAATCAGATTAGCCGACAATGGTGGCGACGATGTGTTAGCATGGATGAATGATCAAGGCATGGTATTGTCCAAGATCAATGGCGAAGGGTGGCTTTCAGTCACTTGCCCTAACAATGCCGAACACACCGATGGCAACCCCGAAGGTCGGTACAAACCCTTAGATCGCAGTTATTGCTGTTTACACTCGCATTGTGTCGATTTCGGCAGCCAAACATTCTTAGATTGGGTTGCCGCCAATGGTGGCCCCAAAGTTACACATGGCCTACGTGACCAACTGATTGCTGAGGCGATGACCGTAGCGCTTGCTAAGATTACCCCATCCGATATGTTTACCGATGACGCTGACGCTAAAATTGCTGAGGTCGAGCGTAAAGAGTTAGGCCGTGTCGAGAAGTCCAAGTGGTACGAACGGTTCGCTTACGTGCAGGATGATGAGTCTTATTTTGATATGCAAGACAGGCGCGAAGTGTCGAGACAGACGTTTAATGCTCTATTCCGTCACATCAAGTGTATGTCAATCCATGCGCCTACCACCAAGGTTGAGGCATCTATCTGCTTTGACCAGAACAGACAAACGATGGGCGCTAAGGCGCTCGTGGGGATTACATACGCTGCGGGTGAGACTGTACTCGTAGCCCGTGACGGTGATTTATATGGTAACCGTTGGCGTGACGCTAGACCTGACGTGTCAGGCGTGGCCGTGTCCGAATCGACAATAGCGCCCTGGCTAAATCATTGCCGTGAGTTAGTGCCTGAGGCTGCCGAGTTAGAACACCTGCTTGACATCATGGCCTGTAAAGTCCAACACCCGCAAGTAAAGATTAATCATGCCGTGCTGCACGGCGGCGATGAGGGTAGCGGTAAAGATACGATGTGGGCGCCGTTCATTTGGGCAGTCTGTGGCAGTCACCTCAAGAACCGTGGCATCATGGATAACAACTCAATTAATTCACAATGGGGTTATCAATTAGAGTCTGAAATACTTTTAATCAATGAGTTAAAAGAACCCGATGCGTCCGCCCGTAGACAGTTGGCGAACCAACTCAAGCCAATCATCGCTGCACCGCCTGAGATGCTACCGATTAATCGTAAGGGTTTGCACCCATACCAAATGGCCAATAGACTGTTCGTTCTTGCGTTCTCAAACGATCCAGTACCTATCTCGTTAGCGTCGCAGGATCGTAGATGGTTTTGCGTATGGTCAGCAGCGCCTAGGATGGATGCTAAAGTAGCGCAAGCGTTATGGGCGTGGTATCGCAAGGGCGGGTTTGAATCTATTGCTGCATGGCTACACGCTCGTAATGTGACTAAGTTTAATCCAGCAGCAGCGCCGGCCATGACAGAATTTAAGGCCAATTTAGTTGAACATGGTATGAGTATGGCTGAGTCCTTCCTCGTGGAGATGCTGCGCGCCCGTAAGGGTGAATTTGCCAAAGGCGTGATTGGCTCGCCTTTCCATTCGCTGTGTGATCGTTTGGTAGGATTAGCGCCTAGCAACGTGAAGGTACCACAGGCTGCTTTGCTCCATGCCTTGAAAGAAGCCGGTTGGATAGATTGTGGGCGTATCAAATCACGCGAGTTTGACACGAAGAAGCACATTTTTGCTGCGCCTGAATTAGCGACTATCCTAAGTAAGTCTGAGCTGCGCCGCGCGCTAGAGGATGCGCCTACGGCGCAGGTAGTCAATACCAAATGAACCAAAAAATGGGAGCGTTTGCCTGCAAAAAACGGGAGCGTTTGCCTGCAAAAAATGAGAGCGTTTGCCTGCAAGATTTAAAATGAAGTAGCTCCCGCGCGTGGCGTGGGCGTCGGCCGGCAGCTGGTCGGCAGCTGGTCGGCAGCTGGTCGGCAGCTGGTCGGCAGCTGGTCGGCAGCTGGTCGGCAGCTGGTCAGCCGGTCAGCCGGTCAGCCGGTCAGCCGGCAGCTGGCGCCAGGCGTAAAAAAACCCCTAGGGATTAGCTAGGGGCGGCGGGTTAGTGGTTAACTAAAGATCTAACCAATAGGCCACAATGCCGGCCAATACAAGGCCAATTAAAATAAATATCATGTGGTTATTGTCCCGTTATATTTGCGAGCGAATAGCTGCGCTGATGTTTTATCATTAAAGCGAATAGAGTAATCCTCGCCCTGGATCGTGTAGTGAACTATATACATGGTTAATCCTTTGCAAAATTGGCTTTAAACTCCCATTGTGGGCGCGTTTGTTTGGCGTTTGCTACCGCATCCCTACACGTTTTAAAAGCATTGGTACTCCATGCGTACCATAACCCGTCACGTTTTTTATAGTAAACGTGGATTTTACGTTTATACACTTTAAAATCCGTTGTCATCTTAAAACCCTCCCGTTTTGTAGATATAAATAAGCGCAAGGCCAAGGCCAAGCGCAGCCATGAAAAGGCCGCCTAATAAGTAATCAATAAAAGTCTTCATGGTTTAACCCTTAATAGTTTACGAATAAAATACTGTCGGCAGTTTCACCCACTACAGTAGTATGTTCCTGCAAGTGATCTAAGACTAGCTGGCGTATAGCTGGATCGTCACCTAGATCAGCAGCGCTTAGGTCAATTCTGTAACCTAGGGCGATACTCAATGGCTTATCTTCTGTCACGTCACAACAGAGCGCGATGACATCCAGTTCCACGGGTTCGCCACTATCGCGCTCGTAATCTTCACAATGCTCAAATAATGCTTGTAAACCCTCATAAGTGAAATTATTAGGGCGGATAGACATAAAAGCATCGTGAAAGTCAGTAAAATTAACAGTTTGGTACATGTTTAGTTTCCTTTTCGATTAGATTAGTTTATTGGCCAAATGTTAGCCCTATAAGCGCCCTAGGTAGAGCGCTTATAAGATAACACTAAGCTGCTGCAGCTGCGGTATCGCCTGCGCTTGTATCGGGTAATAGCTTTAATAACTCATTATCCATCATGGCGCCTGCCTGGTTTACCGCATCGGATCGGATCGGCATGATCACGCCCGCAAAATTATCAACGCCAGCTAGAGTGACCAGGGCGCCGCTTGTACCGTTTTGGTATAAATTGACGGTATTAGTTTTACTACCACCTAGGGCGTGTTGAACTTTCAAAAATTGGACCATGTACTCATAATTAAAGCTGGCCGCCTCGCCGCTTGTTTTAAAATTGCATACCCGCCGATAATCGGGAAATGATCCCTCAATTTGCTGGAATACTATTTGAGTCCCGCCAGGAATAACAATAGTCCAGCTCGCATGATTGATAGGGCATTTTGTGATTGTTAGCTCAGGATCATAGGCCCTGCTAGGTGACTTAGGCAGATTTTCGATTACTTCCCTAGGGATGATCAAAGCGCTTGCGCCCTGGTTATCTTGGCTAGGATGATTTAATAATCCCATCTTATGGCCGCACGTTGCGACCAGGCGGGTAGTAGTTTGGTTAAATTCCACGAATACGCCACAAAGATAAAACCTAATATCTTGCTTGGCTGCTAGGTTTAACATGGCCTTAAGCTGCGATTGTTTAATTGAGAATTGCATTTTTTAGATTCCTATAAGTTAGTTTAGTTTATTGATCGTTAAAATAACAATCCAATAAGCGCCAGGGCGGGGGCGCTTATTAGCTTATTACTTAGGCAATATGCAGCCAGGGAAAGCGCGCGCATGATCTCTTAATTGATCCATAAATTCCATTTTAATATCGCCATTGCCACCAAAAAAATCAGAGTTTATATACATTCCTTGATCATAATCATAGGCTTCTAATACTGATTTACGATCAAGTTTAGATCCAGGGAAAGCATATTCTAAATGACGATCTACGTCAACCATAATAACTACGCCATTGTATTCCGCAGCTGCGATACGCTGGCCTTTTTCGGAATAATGGCGGCCTGTATTAAAACTAATGATTTTATCTATTTGCATGATGATTTCCTTAATTTAAGATTAATTGAATTATTGCTGCGATTAATGGGGATGATACTAGGATAGTGATTAAAAGAATGTCGAATTGTCGCATGATGTTTTCCTTTTAAGATGCCAGGCGCTGCGGCCTGGCGGGTTATTTAAAATTGTGTTTCGAGTAATTCGATTACAAGCGCATCATTTTCGGATTCGATAGCGCCTACAATTGCATCGTTTTCAAGCGCGATATTGTGGTCAATTGTCAATTCGCTACACTTAGATATAAACTCATTTAATGTCATTTTGTGTTTTCCTTTAGTTTCGTTTACTTGTTTTTTGTTGCGTACTGCCCGTTTAGTTTATCGCATAATTTTGACTATTGCAACGAATTTCGTTACAAATACAACAGAAAAACAAAAATAATTATTTGTGGATAATTGGCGTTGTCCATGTGGACAATAGTTTGGACAATGCGAATTGGCGTGAAAGCATTACCGGCTCTCAATGTGGATAATGTGGATAATTATATTCAACTGATTCTAAGAATTAAAATATACATATATAGGGTTGCTATTGTAGCTCTTGAAAAGTACTTGTCCAAATGGCCCATGTTGTCCACGTTTGCCCATGCCCTTTTGTTGCCGGCTTTTTCCCCTTTCCCTTTTGTGGATAATGTGGACTATTAAATTTTACTTGTCCACAATGCCCACAATAACAGCGCAACGCATCAATTAAAAAGCCATTGTCCACAATGCCCATGTTATCCACGCCAATAAAACGCCCTAGGAAAAACGCCCACGTCATGCCGCCGCTGCCGCCGGCTTTCCTGCTGCAAGCTGCGGCCGGTCGGCCGGTTGCTGCTGGCCGGTCGGTTGCTAGCCTGCGGTCGGTCGGTTGCTGGCCTACCGGCCGGCGGCCATTTTGATGGGGGGGGTAGGGCCGGCGACCGACCGGTCACGCTGCCGGAGGGTTTGCTCAAACTTTTTATTTTTTTATAAAAAATCTATGCTAATATTCCACCATGTTTGATAACTTTCATTCCTATGTGTATGAGCCACGCAAGCTAGAAGCTACCGAGGCTAGACTGCAACGCATCTACGACGCTGCCAAGTTAGGACTTAAAGGCGACACACTCGCCTTAGCTGCTGGGATGCGCCCTACCGAATACCGACAGCTCACCATGTTAGACCCCATTGCGGAGTACGCTGAACAAAAAGGCAAAGCCGATGGCGAGATGGAGTTATCAGCGATACTGCACAAAGCTGCTGCTGATGGCGACGCTAAAGCTGCGCTAGAAATTCTTAAGCATCAGCATGGCTGGGTAGCTAAACAACAACTGTCAATAGATGTTGAGCAGCGCATCTCGATCACAGCCGCACTCGAACAAGCCGAAACGCGTGTAATCGAAGGCGTGTTCAAACAAGTGGACGACACAGAACTTGCGCCAGTACAACTTAAGCAGAAAGTTGCTTGACTATGATTTGTTTTCGTGAAACAATTGTTTCATGGTTAAAACAACTTGTTCTAAATGCACGCTACCTAATGACCGACTACCGCAAAGATATTGCCGTGTTTGCCACGCAACCAATATGCGCGCCTGGCGACCTAAGCATAGCGAACTACCTGAAGAAGCACGCAAAAAAGCTAACGCCAGGTCGTATGTCAACACTTATGTTAGACGCAAAAAAGTTGAGCGAAAGCCTTGTGAAGTATGCCAAAACGAAAAAGCTGAAAAACACCATGAAGATTACAACAAACCGCTTGATGTTAAATGGCTGTGTCGCAGTTGTCATTTAGCCCATCATAAAATAACATAATGCAATCCACTATCTACTCAGCGCAAGACGAACAAGAGTTAATGTCCCGCCTGTGGAGTCCTGCGATTAAGGACAATCCGTTAGCGTTTGTGATGTATTGTTATCCGTGGTCGCAACAGGGTACGCCGCTTGAGAATTTTACAGGGCCACGCAAGTGGCAACGTGAGATCTTACTGGACATCGCCGAACATATTAAGCAGAACCAAGGCAAGCTGGACTTCGATGTGTTACGAGAAGCGGTAGCGTCTGGGCGTGGAATTGGTAAGTCAGCGCTAGTCTCATGGCTAGAACATTGGATGTTAACGACACGGATAGGCGCAACCGTCATCGTGTCGGCTAACTCGGAATCGCAGCTGCGCAGCGTCACCTGGGCGGAGATAACTAAGTGGCTATCCATGTCAATCAACAGCCATTGGTTTGAAGTATCAGCCACGCGAGTGATGCCAGCCAAATGGTTGACTGAGCTAGTCGAACGGGATTTGAAAAAAGGCACACGGTATTGGGGTGTTGAAGGACGGCTGTGGTCGGCGGAGAATCCTGATGCTTACGCAGGGGTTCACAATTACGACGGCGTAATGGTTATATTCGATGAGGCGTCGGGTATTGATGATTCTATTTGGGCGGTGACATCTGGGTTCTTCACAGAGAATACGCCCAACAGGTTTTGGATGGCGTTTAGCAACCCACGGCGCAATAGCGGGTATTTTTATGAAGCGTTCCACTCCAAGCGGGAGTTTTGGAAAAACCGCAACATCGACTCGCGCCAAGTCGAAGGTACAGACAAGAACGTCTATGAGCAGATCATCGCTGAGTACGGCTCCGACTCGGTGCAAGCCCACGTCGAAGTGTACGGTATGTTCCCGAACGCGTCCGATGATCAGTTCATCAGCGTCAACACAGTTGAAGAAGCGATGCAACGGGAAAAGTACAAGGACAATACTGCGCCTATCATCATTGGGGTTGACCCTGCACGGTTTGGGTCGGACTCAACCGTCATCGCTGTCAGACAAGGGCGGGATGTCATAGCTATCAAGCGGCACAAGGGTGACGATACAATGGAAACTGTTGGGCGGGTGATTGAGGCCATCGAGGAATATCAGCCAGCGCTAGTCAACATCGACGAAGGTGGGCTAGGCGCAGGAGTAGTAGATCGGTTAAAAGAGCAACGCTATAAGATCAAAGGTGTTAATTTTGGAAATAAAGCAAAGAACAGTATGATGTATGGTAACAAACGGGCGGAAATGTGGGGCGATATGCGAGAATGGCTCAAGTCAGCCAGCGTGCCTACGGATCGGTACTTGAAAAGTGATCTAATCTCGCCCATGATGAAGCCTGATAGCAAGGGGAGCATCTTCTTGGAATCAAAGAAAGACATGAGATCAAGAGGGCTAGCGTCACCAGACGCAGCAGACGCTATTGCATTAACTTTTGCTTTTCCTGTTGCACATCGGGAATATAAGGGTATAATCCGAAAGAATACGTACCAGAATCAAGGTGCGGTCTCTAATTCTTGGATGGGAAGTTAGATGGCGACTAAACACAGCAAACCAATACCGCGCACAACCACGGGTAAGGGTAAGAACTATAACCCAACTGATAAGGGTGCGGGGATGACCGCCAAAGGGCGAGCCGAGTACAATGCAAAAAACAACAGTAATTTGAAAGCACCTGCACCGAATCCGAAAACAA